ATTCAAGCGGCGTACTTCTTGCATTGCCACTTCTATGTCTTCGTAGTAGTCGTGAATATCACCTTTACTACTCATTACAGTTGCGCCACCGCGCTCATCTGGGTCTACGAAGAAAAAGAAACTTTCAGCCTCATTGACTGGTTGCTTATCATTTAATTCTGCTGCAACTTGTTGTGCTTCTTCTGGGTCATCATAGTAGTCGTGAATGTCACCATTGCTGCTCATCACATTTGCACCTTGCCCCATTGGATCAACAAAGAACTGCAAATCATCTTCGTTTACTGCTTGCTTGTCATTTGCCCTGCGCTTCTTGTTACTGTCACGCTTTGCTGTTTTCTTTTGTCCATAATATGCGCCTTTGCCTTTCTTCGCGCCACTATGTTCTGTTTTGTTTGCGTTCTGTCCTTCTTCAACAGTTTCGGAAGCTTCTATAGCTTTGATTACGTGCATTAGTTCAGCAGCATCTCCAGATTCAGTCGCCATTTCATCATTGCGCTTACCGCGCTGTGTCTGCCAGCTACCAGTTGCTTTGTCTACTTTCAAGAAGCGATAATCTCCTCTATTATTATCTTTATCTATGTTCTTATATAATGCGTAATCAAGATCATCACGACTCCAACTAATGTAAATTATCCAACCATACGTGCCAAGGTCTCGCGCAAGGGATGCACCCTCACCTTCGCTATCATAGTAGTCTTCGTTTATTGTTGCTTCTTCTAGCGCCTGTATGTCTTCTTCTGACAGGCCTTCACTAATGAATTCATCGAACGCAGTAGCGCCAGTCATTTCTTTCTCAAAGTTTTCTGCTAGTTCTTGCAACTTTGGTGTGCCACTAACGGCCATCTTCTTAATCATGTGTTCTTCGCCTTTATCTGTTTGGACTATTAGCGTCTCGCCTGGTCCGCGTGGGTTCTTTACTGTTACTGGTGTTGGATCACCACTGATGTCAATAACTTCAATATCATCACCAATTGATAGATCATCAACTTCTTTGCGTTGATTTTCTTCATTGTCTACTTCTTGTGAAGTGGCATTTGGTTGCGCTAGTGCATCAATGCTAGATGCTGCTGTAGATGGTGGTACTGCTGCTGGAGGCGCTGACGCCTTTGGTGTTGCGTATGGGTTGTCTGCTTCATTCATGCTCTTGAATGCTTGAACATCAACGATGTTTTCTGGGCTAATTGGCTCGTATGTTTTTAGCCACTCGCCTTGCTGCCCAGCTTGGCTCATTGGGTCAGCTTCATCTTTCTCAAAGTCTTGATCTGCTGGATGATTTAGTGTGATAATAGAGATTTCACCAGAACCGATAGTTTGATTGAAGTCCCAATCCATACGACCAGCCCATTTCTTAGCATCTTCTTTGCTAGTGAACACATAGATTTCGCCCATGCCGTAACGATCTCCGCTACCTTGCTGAACCCAATTTGACGGTGCGCCCATTGGACGTATGCCATTCTTCTGAATGTTTGGCACATACTTAGTGTGCGTAACATGATAAAGATTATTCGATGGGTCTGCTGCTTCGTTAATTTTCTTTGCAGACTTGATCCCAATGATTAGTTCATTTGTACTCAGTGAGTCTTTTACTCTTTTTCTTGAATCAGCAGAAACTTTCTTGGTTTTGCCATTATTCAATGTGACTTTCCAATCAAACTGTTCTTTGTTGCCACCAGAACGCATATAATTCTTAGCATTGCTTGCTGGTTTGGCTTCTTCCATCTTTTCTAGCTTGGTATAGTAATCTGGTAGTTCATTCAAATGGTCAAGTGCAATTTCTTTTGCAACAAGCATATCTGATGTATGTTCTTTTTCTGCTTTAATACCCATCGCTAGTTGCGCACCAATATCTCCAAGAGACATATCATGTTTCTTAGCTAAGTCTTTTAGTGTTGGGGTTGGCTTGTCAAGTAGTTTTTCTTCATCAACCACGCCTTCTTCAACACTCTCGTTATTGTGCTGCTTCCACGCAGTAGCATATAGTACCTCTTCCCAGCGATCACCATATCGTTCTTTGAACTCTGGTTTGCGCTTCTTGATCCAGCCTTCCATTCCAGGTGGTGCTACTTCACTGAGTTGTTTTGGCTCACCATCTGTAGGTGGGTTTTTGGTAACGAAACGTTTTATTGTGTCTCCATCAAGATACGTTACGAGATATTCACCATCAGCATTTGGTCCTTTTACTGAAAGACTACGATCAATCAAGTTATCATCTTGGTCAACAGAACGCTGCGTAGACATTTGAACATCATGCGGATCATCCCAACTTGGATCATCTGCTGCTGTTGCGTATGAGCCTTGATCTACTGCCGCAGCACCAAGACCAACTGCCATTGTGCCAATCGCTGCTGCCTTTTTCCAATCTTCTTCAATTGGTGAAACTGTGCCAAGAATTTCTCTCGCAGTTTCAGCGTCTTCCATTTCAACAGCGTTGCCTAGCTCAAGATAGTTCGCAAAGCTAAGTCCAGAAATGCGATCTGCTGCATCTTCTTTTTCGATGCCAACGAGTTCTGCTGCGTCTTCGACCACACTTTCTTGTAATACCGTTTCAACTACTTTATCTAATTTAGCCATTATCTATTCATCGTCTTTAATCGACGGCTCGCTGGATTAAATTTCTTTGTGCGTCCTGCTTTGCGCTGAAGACGAGAACCCATCTTGGCTTTTGTCTTGCGTAATTGCATACGCTTCTTAATGTTAATTGGTTTGAAGCACTGAGATGCATTTGCTACAACACGACCTTTGCGCGGCCCAGACGAACAACGGAACTGTCGCTTTAGCGTGTTGCCACGACGTTTCCATGCAATCTTCTCTGTTACAATTTCGTCAATTCTCATAAGTTGTCTCGTCCTTCAAATTCTATATTCTGACCTGCGCCGTTGGTATCAAGAACTGCACCATTAACTAGTACAATTCCATTCATTTCTTCAACCAGCAATCCCGTGCTATTTTCTTTCGTTGCAAACGCACCCTCAGCTTCGACAGTGAATTGCCAAACAAATCCCTCAGCAGTCACAGATGTAGCACCATCTGTAGCAAGATCAGCTATGGCTAGTGGATCATTCAAAATAATAGGCATTGCACGAAGTCCTATGCTTTGTATAAGCAACTCAAAATTCTTTTGGGTTTCATCTGCAATATCGCCAGTGATTCGAATATTGATACCCGTTGCATTATCTGGATCAGAGAATGCGTTGGGTGACTCGCACCAAACTGTGTAATATTGCAAATTGCCAGTGAGAACTTGAGATGCACTAGCTAAGCCGTGTGCTTTGCTAACCATTTCGTCTCCTTGTTATGTGTGTGTTTGCACAAGTATTTATCACCAAACATGCAGAAAGTGCAGACAAAAGGAAGGGCGCATACGCGCCCCTCTAGTCACCAACGAATTAGTTTATTATTATACTGCGAAGCCGTCGAATGTACGTTCTGTGACTGTCGCTGCCGCCACACTAAATGTAGTACCAGTATTAGTTGCATCAGGAACATCCAATGTGCCTAAAGCTTGAATTGCAGTTTGCATATCTGCTTCTGCGTCACCACCACCTGGACGATCCCAGCCGAAACCTTCGTTTTCAACTGCGATACGAACTGTGTTTGCATCCACTAAGCCAACTTGTACGATTGTTGCATACTTGGCAATTTCTTCCAGAACTTGATCTGCTGCACTGCCTGGAACTGGTTTCTGCCACCCAACATAGAATTCTGTACCTGGTTCTGGTGATGCTCCTGGAACGATTACTTCACTTGAAAAGTTAAGATTGAATGTTGCACCAGAACCTGCGCCGCCTGTGACTGATACTGGATTTGTTGGAAGTACGCTATAGTCACCTGCGTTGCTAATGGCGAAAATTTCAACTTCGCCGCCACCGCCTACACCAGCCGTTGCATCTACTGTTAATGTTGCTGCTGTTGCAAATGTGCCACCTGAAACAGTTAGTACGTTGGTGTTTACGTATGAACTACCTGGATCAACAATGGCCGCTTCAGCGACTCTCCCGCCAGAATCACCAATCGTATTGACCATCATGTTTAGTTCTTCGATGTCGAAGTAACGTAAACTACCCGCAAGCATCTGATCGTTTATGATGCCGCCGTGAACTCTAACTACCATTGTCTAACTCCTGAATTTGTATTATACTGTTATTTATCAAATATACGAATTTGTGGGTAAGTTTTTATACCAGTCAACTGCTCGATCTAATGCCTCCCAGTTATGACCAGCGGGCAGTTGACCAGTTTCTATATACTTTAGCTTTGCATCTGTGTCAATTTTACTCACAGGAGTCCATGCATCAGAATACTGCTTCACAATTTCTTTATTATATGCAATATTCCCAAAATCTAACGCATCACATAGCATATCATAGCGATCATTTGTTCGACACCCTATGTCAATCGTGGCATGTTTTTTAGATTCAATCGTATCTAAAAATGTATCCCAGTGTCTTGCCACATGCTCTATTGGATTTCCGTGCGTGACGAATCGTATAGCAGACAAATACGGATCTCTTGCGGTAACAAGTAATGGTTTATTGCTGTATACAAACTCATTGTAGACGTTTAGCATTCTTTCGTCAGTAAACGGTTGGGGTAATGCATGTACGTGGCGATATGCGTTTTTCTTGAATTGTACTGCCCTGAATAGCATTACTGCAAACGTAGTGCCTGTATGGGGTACAGTAAATAAAGTAATGTTAGCCATTCAGTGATTCATACCAGTCAACTGCAAAGTCTAAGCTACTATAGTCAAAATCGTCTGCAAGTATCTTTTTATCGGGTGTCGTATTCATGGGTTTCCATGCATCTACGTATTCTTGTGTTATTCTATACGTATCTAGATTATTCTGCCCGATATGTTCCAACATTCCATACATTTGCTCAAATCGTTTATTCTCAGGACACCCAATGTCAAAAATGTAATGATCTATTTGCGGCAACCATTCTATCAGAGATTTCCAACATTCTATATTTGTTTCAAGAGTTTTGCCCCGAGATAAGAATGAATTAAGAACTAAGTGCGGGTGGCGAACGACAGTAATGACTTTCCTATTTTGTAGTGCGTATTTGGCTTCAGGTCTGATGTTTGTTGGGTTCATCCATACGCCTGAATGCTGCTGATGAAACAAAACTCCAACATTCGTGATTCTGCTAAGTTTCTCAAGATTAATATTCCATCTACGAAAGCCTAGCTGTTCAAAATATGTTAGTGTAAAAACTGTTCCACTATGCGGAACTGTGAATAGTATGTGATCTGTCATGCATATTATTTAGCCGAAAAAAAAACAGCACCGAAGTGCTGTTCTTTTTGTTAGCTGTGGTTAAGCTTAGCCTGCTGTGAAGTCTGTACCAACATTTGTGAATGCTGATGCAGAAAGACCTGCGTTAGCGTCAATGTCACCTTCGATGTCATCTAGAATATCTTGTGCTACTTGGTTACCGACTGTTGTGCCAGATGTACCATATGCTTGTGCATAGTCAAGAATTAGCTGGATGTTTGTTTCATCAGTTACACGTAGACCAATTACTGTACCACGTTGAGAAACTGCTTCTAGAACTAGGTCTAGAGAAGAACCAACTGTTGGTGTAGCAATGTCTGTTGCTGCTGTCATGCCTGTTACTTGTAGGGAAGCGAAAACTACGTCTGCGCTGAACCATAGACCCTCTGCTGGGGATTGTGCTGCTGGAACTACCATTTTATATATCTCCTAATATGAGTAGCAGAGTTTATCTCTGCGTATGCTTTTATTTATCAGTTTTGCAAAATTTCCGCTTGTTTTAAACGTTATTTTCCACTTGATCGCCCGCTTCTGCGTGTCGATCAATTTGCATACGACATTCTTTGTTATTACAGTGAAGAACTCCTTGCATATCATCTTGAATACCAGTCTCTACATACTGGCCTTCACCGCAGCGTGTGCAAGTCTCGTCAGTCATATCAAACGTTTCACCAAGAATGTGCCATTCCCAGCCCTCGTTAATTCCACGTTTTTCTTCATGGCCCTTTGCGAATGGTGCTGGTCGAATTTCCATCTCGTATGCGTTACCATCTGTGGTACGAACGAATGCGCTGATACCATCTGCAAGATAATTTACGCTAACCACTTTTTCTACATCAGGATGTTTGCGCATGTCTGTAACTAGCTGAAATAGCTGTGTTGGACGATCTTCTTTTAGTGGCACATCTTCGCCATGAATATCGCTGATAATTTTCCATCGCTTATTCGGATCATAACGTAGTCCCAATGCTAGTCCTGCTAGACCAGCGCCTGCCACTGCTGCAATTTTCTTCAATGGTGATTCTTTGCCAAACTTGCCTTTCGCGCCTTTCATCAATGCAGTCAAATATGGTAAAACTTCTGCCAGCTTTGCGTGAGAGCGAATGAAGCGGTGAAGTTGTGTTAGTGCAGCCTTTTTCGCAACTGGTGAATTATCTCCCCAATTAGTTAGTACGCGGCGGACGTTACGTAGCTTGCCATCATTGATATGTAGTGTGCGTTCCATTCGTAGCAACGTCTGCTGAACAAATGATTTATCAATGTTGCCTTTACCCAAGCCTCTATATAGTCGTAGTATGCCCTGCTTTTGCTGTCTATTGATTGCGTTCAATTCATTTTGAAGTATATACGTCAATACGTATAGATCATTGGCTGATACGCGGAAGAAGTCAAAGTTAGAGAACGCTGCTGCTGAAGAGGCATATTGTCTCGCCCAATGAGTTGTCTTTGTATCAAGTGCAAGGGCGATGGTAGCCAACAACACAGCATAGTACAAGTCGCGCTTTTGCTTATCGCTGTACTTTCTGAGATCCTGCTTACTGCGAAAGATTCGACTTTCACATAGCGTATTGATTAATTGTAGCTCGTCTTTCATCGCGGCCTCTTATTGAAGTTCTGGCGAGAGAATTCTAGTCTATCAACTAGCTTAATTGCTCCACCGTCATGTCCTACTGCAACAAAGCCTTCTGGGTTTGTTACATCATATCCATCGTATGAACGAATGAATGTTTTTAGTCCATCTAATGTATTTAGTTTGTTAACCATCACCAATTTGATTTCATTCAAGTGATTGTAGAGATCAACAATCTTGTAAATTGTTTCTTTGTGTTCATCAATCCATACTTCTTTATCAGAGATTTTCTGGTGTCTTGCAGCAACCGCTTTGTCAGTTTTGATCTTGTCAATATCTTTCAATACACGGCCTTTATAAAATTCCAGAAAATCTTTCGTAAATTCGTATGGGTCTTTCATGTGTTCACCCTCACGTACATTCTGATTAATGAACATTGGGAGATTCTTCTTGAACTCTGGATTCTCAATGACCACATCCAAGTCTTTGCCTAGCTCAGAAATTCTAGCTTTGGCTGCAATAATTTCACGCTTCAATTCTGCGTCTTCTTCTGGTGTCAATGAAGCAATGCCAGTATAGTCTTTATACGTAGCATCATCGAACCATACATCAGGCGTTTTCTTTAGCTTTGAAATATCTACATCAAATGAAGATGTAACATTTTGTAGAGAGCCTTCGCCATCGTATGCTGTGTGGAATACAATTCCAATTTTTGCTTTCTGAATAGTGTTAGCCAATTTTGAGCCAACTGGAACGGCATACGTAATGGTGTTTGGAGTGAACGTAAGATAGTCTTCACCATCAATCGTTTCTTCTTTCACATCGTCGCCTGTAAACATAAGGTCGCCCTGGAGAATGCCTTTAATGCCCAACTTTCGCAGGCCGTTAAACGCTGCGAGTAACTTATTTCCAAGTTCGGGTTGTTCGCTGTAATACTTTTCAACATCTCCAGGACGTTTGATCGTTTTTTGTTTCTTTGCAAATGCAGATTTTGTTCCAATAAAGAACTTTCCATCTGCGGGATCAATGCCAGTAATAATAGCTGGACTACCATCCCATTTAACTGTTACTTTGCCTTGCTTGCCGCGACCACGCGAGAGCGTGTTGCGCACACCAGTAGCAAGCTTGACTGCACGTACTGCGCCTTTATAGCCGTGATCGAAGATAAGATCCTCTAGATGAACTAGATGAACATTCTTCCCTGATGCTTCAAAGAGTAATTCCCATGCTCGCATTAGTACTTGTCTCTGTTACGAATCCATTTTTGTAGTTCGATCAATTCTTTTCTTGATCGTGCCATAAGCTCTAACAAGAACTCAGTATCTTCACTATTGCGATCTTTCAATCCCAAATCTAACAGCATAATTGTTGATTCAACGTGATTGTTAACCATACGCAAGATGCTATCTTTGTCGGTTACTTTGTTCTGAAACTTCGTGCGAACAACATCTTTTATTGCATCACCAGCAATGCCTTCATCAAATGCAACTTCTGTATCTTCTTTGAAGTCTAGCATGTTTTTGTCACGTATGAGATGGAAAATAAAGTCCCACTCATATGTCAACCCATTTTCTTCGCTGTATGCTTCACCTTGATTGTTTGTTGGCTCTAGATATAGTTCATCACCAGCATTCATATACATTGCTGGAATATCTACATTGGCTACAACCGTCATTGGTTGTGCTGGCTCACTGTCACGAAATGAATCGCCAGGTGGTGAATCAAGTGATGCCTGTTCTGGCTCAGTAACGAAGTTTTCGTCCACCTCTACATAGCCCCTCGCAGCTTCCATAAGCATTCGCATGTTTTCTGTACCCATAATTAATCCTTAATAAAATAGCCAGCATGAGATGCAGCATTGTACATCATTTCTCGCAGACTTACTTTCTTTGTATGTTCTGTAACTGTGATGCTAAGTGGTTCCCACTTGCCACCAGCTTGCCACTGTTTAAAGATTGCGCGAGCAACTTGCTTGCCATCTTCTGTGATTTTTATTCTCAAAAACTCTTGAAATTCGTCGCCTGGGTTTTCCAAGTTCACAGAAATCGAGTAGCTTCCTTCGCGAAAACTACGCTTCTTTTTCATCTGTCGTTGTATTTCAAGTAACTTCATATTTACTGTGGCTCTGGGTGAAACGTTCCAATCAAACAATGTGTTAGTTCGTGTCCTAGTGTCTCCATTTTCGCATCATTCGTAACTCGCGTTGGCTTCTGCGCATGTATGCGACACCAATATGGTTTGTTGCCTGGGTTAGCCCATACTGCGAACCCTAGACGATTAATACCACTTTCATTTCGTTCGCGGCCGAATTCTTTTACGTAAGCAGAATCGACTGCTTGTTGACTCGGGTGGAAGATTACTGTAATGCGCATCTCCTCACCTGATCTATCAAAATCTTCTGGCAATCCACTTGTTCCATCTGGATCACAACTTGTTAAAAATAGTGCTAGTATTCCTGCTACAATAGCACCCTTAATCTTCGCTTCTCTTATCATCACGCTTTATCTCCTCTTTAGCTTCGCGTATTTTTCTAACAGAACGGATAAATCTATTTGGGTCTCCGCCTCTGATAGCACTTAGGAATCGTCGTGTGATTTGTTCGGCTTCTTCTTCCGTATAGTTCTCTGTGAGAACTTCGAGGAAGTTAACTGCTGATGATATGATGTGATGACCCCTGGACTCAACTACGTGTTCCTTGGTCTTGTTAGGCACGGCTCGCTGTAGCTCCTCTAGAATAGAGCGAGAGCTTTGGTGCAATATTACTTTCTTTTTATTGGTGTTCACACAAATTCCTAAGTCAATAGTAACTCAGTGTATTTATCTAAAAGTTGATTAGAAACCGTTAAATGTTTCGTCGTTTCACCAGATCGCGCAATGCTTTTGCAGATTGCTTGGTATTCGCGCCAGATCGCGATGCTTTCTCACCTTCCGTTTCCTCTACATCAGTTACGATATTGGATTTCTTGAGTGTGCCAAGAATAGTTGCTGCTGTAGCCATTGTTGCATCCTCTTCACCATCTTCCAAATCAACAATACGTAGTGATGCAATGTCGAATTTCAGATCGACTTTGCTACCCACACCTGCAGATGATCGAGTTTTCATAAACTGAATCTGATAGCGGCCACTTTCTTTCATAGAAATCGTCGTAAAAATCGCAATTACGTTATCTGCTGTGTTGATCTTAGAGATACCACCAGCGATGTGTGAATGACTGAACTCGATTTCGTCGTGTGAACCACGATTCAACTGACTAGCTGTAACCATTAGAATATCTAAGTCAATAGCCAAGTTACGTAGTTCTTCTGAAACGTATTTGTCTTTAACGAATAGATCAGATGGGCTTACACGCTTGTCCATTGGCGCACATAAGTCAAGATAGTCAACAAGTACTGCATCAACTTTGATGCGTTTCTGTGTCTCGTACTCTTTGATGTATGCGCGAATGTCGTTTGCAGTACTGGCGTTTGGTAGCTGCTTAATCTGTAAGCTGCCCTTTCCAGTTTTCTTACCAAATGCACGAACTTTAAGATCAACTTCATCAATATTCTTCATAATCTGTTTCGTGCTGAAACCAGAAGTCATTGCGTCCATACGCATAGAAGTGAGATTCTCACTTAGCTCTAAACTGATGTAAATTACATTCAATCCCTGTTCTGCCCAATTCAATGCTTGGTTTTGTAAGAAAAGTGACTTACCAGCACCAGATTGTCCAGCCCAAATCGTTAATGTGCCTTTCTCTAGTCCGCCGTACAGTTTTTGGTCGATAGATTTCCAACCAGTTGACACCATCTTACTGTTGTCACGCATATCTTTTAGTCGATCTGCTGGACTTTCAAAGTAATCAATACCAAGATCCTTAACGATAGCCAGTTCTGCTGCTTTCTTGACGCTCTCAAGTAGTTCCCCGAGATTATCTTCTTTGATTAAATCAAGACCAGCGTATACTGCTGCTTGTGCAGCTTTTCTCTGACAGAAAGTTTCAAACTCATCCATGAACCAATCAACGTGTCGTTCACTGTCATCAATTTTCTCTATTTTCTGTCCTGTTAGTGCGGCGATTTGTGCGTCTGATGGCATTGCTGGATGTTCGTCAGTATAATCCATCATTAATTTTACAACTTTTCTGTTGTCAATGTCTTCAAAAAACGCTGGTTGTAGAATATTTTTTACTCTTACGAATACTTCGGGGTCTGTGTACAGAAATTGAACGAATAAATCTTCAACCTCTTTAGTATAGCTTTCAATAGTCATAGTTTATCTTATCCATTTTTCTTTTTATTCTTATGTTGTACGAACCTGGTTCGCGTTCATCAATGATACTCTTGATCGTAAGCAACTGACCATACAGTTCTGTTGCTTCGCCAATATCTTTGACTGGTTTTCCATGTTTGTTGCGGCCCCAATTGGGAAATGTGACTGACCACTTGTTTTCTAGTGCGATTTCGATTAGATCGTCGCCATCTTTGTCTCTATCGGGACATAATATCTTTTCACCTGGTATGCTATTTATAAGAGCAACCTGATCTTCATTGATATTATTGTGCAGAGTGCCAATGCCGTCCGCAATCATCGAATCAAAGATGCCTTCGCTGATGATTACGTACTTTTTGTCGTAGTCTTGTTGATTATCCATGCCATATATGTAAGATACTGGCATTTCTTGCATGTATTTTGGTATAGACTTGTCTGGTGAGTCGTTTGCGAGCCGTCCTGTGAAGCCAACGATCTTTCCTTTGTGATAATACGGGACAACGATGCGTCGATTGTACTTACGCTCACGCTGTTCTCTGCATGGTGTCCAATACATCTTGTCAACATCGAGAATTCCGCGATCAGTAGCGTATTTCAGCACTTTTAGAAAGTCTCTGTCATCACATTCTTGTTCAATCCAAAAACGGAACGAATAACACTCTTTCAAAAACTCAATTTCTTTCCACTTTGCAGTAACATTACCCTTCAGCTTGAATTCCGTTATTTGTTGGTGCGTAGATTCTTTGTGAGACTCGAATTTGAGCCGTTTTACGTCTTGCTCTGGCACACCAATGCACGTTAAGAAGAATTCCATCTTTTCGCCAATCAATGATCCCACTCGCCAGCCCGTCATGAAGCCACAGTTGAAACAATTGAGTGTTATTCCACCGTCACCTGTAAATAAGATTCCAAAACGCCCTCTTTTGTCGGCAGAATGCCCGCGATGATGGCACATCATGCAATTCCGTTTTTGCCACCCGCTGGGAGTTCCTTTTAAGGGTCCGATATTTTGGGTGATCGCGTCTGTTAAATAATCCTGTACTACCATTCGATCAGTATAGCACAATTAGCATAAAAAAGCAACGATTATCTAAAGAGGACTTTGTCTATCGTGCCATAGTCTACTGAATCATCTGTTACGTTACCAGTTTTGTAGACAAACTTGATCCACATGAAATTAGCTTCAAATGTGTGTGAAGTAATGCCCGTGTAATCATCAAATGTGATGGTTTGGCTCCCTGACGTAATATCAATTGGGAAATAGTTTGTAATATCGGCTGGCGGCTGCAAATCCAGGGAACCAAATAATTCTAGCGTTCCAGTGAACTCTGTAGTCTTTGCAGAGAACGAATGAACTGCGTTAAGGTGGTTTTTGACCCTTGCGCCAGCAATGGCTGAACTTTGATAGTTGCGTTTTGTCTCGTTACCACCAAAAGTGAGTCCAGTAAATGTCCAATTTTCAGGAAGTAGTTCTACTGACGGATCTGGCGTAACATCTGCTGAATCTACGACTTCAACCGTAGCGACGATGTTGCCACCTTGGTCTAAGTAGAAAGGTGTGTTAACATTGTCGCTTGTAGTTTCGCCTGGGACGAGTGTTTCTTGTCCAGTGACCACAAGTGAGTAGAATCCTGGCGCAATATTGATTAAATCGCCTTCATAAATTGTCAATCGAACGTCACCCTTAGAATTAGGGACTAGATCAGCCCAACGCTCAAGTACACGCTCTTTAGTTTGTGTGTCCACTAGTCTAGCGCGCATTGCTAGATGATCTACTGATACACGCTTACGATCAGCGTTCAGTACTCTAAAGCGAACTTGATTGTCCACGCCTTTGTGTAATTTTATTGTAATTTTATTGAGGGGGCTATTGTTTACCACTTCGCAACTCCGTATTTGGCTGTCAATGTACATCAAGTCGAGTCTGTTTTCCCAACTTAGCAAATTTATGATACTATTAGTCATGCATGTATTTATCGCATTTTAATATTCTTTCCTCAAATAAACCTGTGTGGTTTTCCGATATTATAAATATTTGCTGTTATGGAGCCAAATGAACTAGAATTAATACAAGAACAATTCCCATTCCTTAGCTGTGTTCGCGCAGCAGAAATAGAATTCGTATGCATTATCCAAAATGCAGATGATAAGATTCTCAGCTTTTACGATTTTAATTCTATCAGTGATTCAAACGAGAAGAAACTCTTTTTAGAATTGGGTGAAATCTGGTGGCATGAGTCAAACAGAATTCTGCCCATCAATATATTTCTAAAAGGCGAGATGGAACCTTATAAGCCATACATTCGCACAGTCCAAGTCAAGAACACAGACATTGTGTTCGGCCCAATTACGTCCCTCAACAATCTTTTCCAAAAACGCATCAAACGCAGGCAGATACAGCTAGTTAAAAAGTAGGTTTGCGATAAATACGTGT